TAAGTACCTGGCAGCCAACCCATCACGAAATACATTCAGTTACGATGTGTTCCTACGCAACCCTGCCGGTAAGCAGACTAAGATTCTATTCGGAACACTCACACTGATTAAGAGTGTTACCAAGTGGACATAAACGAAATCATTATTGTAGATACTGTTTCTACAACCACAATTGAGGATTCAACCTCCAACCCAATCACCGTAGGCCCTGGTGGCGAGGTGAGGGAACTTAGTGTCCTTGCAGGTCTCCCAGGCCCATCACCCACACTAGATATCGGAACCGTAACCACGGGAGCCCCCGGCTCCCCAGCAGCGGCAGATATTTCTGGCGTATCGCCAAACTTCCTTCTAGACCTCACCATTCCTAAAGGTGACCCTGGAAACATTAATGGTTCATCTGTCGCCGGTAACGTCCCTTCATTCTTTAATACTGTAGGCGTCCTACAGGATAGCGGTATTGCCGCCAGCAACCTAATGACGCTGTCCGGTACACAGACTGTCTCTGGAACAAAGACATTCTCTGCACAAACAAGTTTCAGCAGCCACATTATTGTTACTGGAACCGTTGCTTCGGCCTCTGGAACCGTATTAAGTTCTTCTACTGCATTAACCCTGGGTTCAACACTTAATGATTTCCAGATTTTAAGAAATCACACCAATACTGGTGCGATGAATACCTATCAGCAGATTAATTTTGCCAACAGGTTTGGTGCCGGTAGTGACTGGAATACCGTTGAAATTATTGATGGTCTAGGCGTTGATTCATCATATCTAACCCCTGCCACTACACGCACATGGATTAAGCGCCGTCCTCAGGGCGGGCTAATTACCCTCGGTGACGGTGGCACGACATTCTTGTCTATGAATTCTACAGGAGCAACATTCAATGCTGCTCTTACGGCCACGTCTTTCACCGGCACCGTTGCAGCCTCAAACCTTAGCGGAACCATTGCGACCGCTCGTCTAGGCTCCGGTACCGCTAATGCATTTTCATTCCTTCGCGGTGACCAGACATGGCAGCAAATTGGCGTTTACGATGGTGCTTCGTCTTCGACCGGTACAACTCAGTATCAGCGTATTGCTACAATTGACGGTGTAACCGCAACCCAGGGCGCTAACATCAGTGGTGTAATTGGTAATAGCGGTGACTACGGCAGCCAGAGTCGCAATATGATTTTCTTCTCTGTTTCACAACGCGGAGACAATAATATTGCAGCCCAGGCTTGGAGCCTTACCCAAGGCTCAGCAACGACAATCGGCAACCTATATACTAAGCAGATTTCTACGCTGGTCTTTGAAGTCTGGCTAGAGCGCGCTGGCTGGGATGCCAGGATTGGTTTGCGTGTGTTCGGTTCACAGGGTGCGACCGTCAACATGGACAGTCTTTCAACTACAAACCCAGGTGGACTTGTTGCTGTTCCTAGAACTAATCTACAAGACGCTGCGATGCTTACCTCTGGCACGCTTGCTGATGCACGCCTATCCTCTAACGTTGCAACGTTAACTGGAAGCCAGACATTCTCTGGTGCTAAAGCATTTAGTGCTTCTACTGTATTTAATGGAAACATTTCTTCACAGGCAGGCACCTTCGAACATGGTCGTACAGACGGCGTGGCTTCCACTCCATATATTGATTTTCACTCAGGAGCCACTGCCACCGACTACGATTCTCGTATTGTGGCTAGTTCTGGAACGGGAACTGCTGGGCAAGGTAATCTTACTATTACCGCTAGTGGTGGTATTACATTTACCGGCTCTCTATTTACGGCATCTGCTGGAACATATAATATTGGTGCGTCTGGAACTCGCTGGGGAACACTGTTCTCTACAACTGTAAATACGACTAATGCTCAGATTACTAACCTTGGAGTGGGTATTGCTCCTAATTCTACCGTTGTTGTTTCCGGTGGTTTCCAGATTACTCCTGTACAGTCTCAGGCCGGTACTACATCAAATACTTCGGCACAGGTACTTGTCAGATACAGTGCCGATGCCAGTGGCCCAGCGTTTGTTTTTGCCAAGTCTAGGAATGCCTCTCTTGGAAATCTCACCGGAACGAGTTCGGGAGACCTCCTTGGACGCCTTGTTTTCAATGGTACGGCCAGCGATGCATCTAGTTTCCTAGATGCAGCGTGGATTAGTGTAACCGGTGATGGTGCGCCCACAGCCTCCGGTGTGCCGGGTCAGATTATTTTCTCAACCTCTTCAACATCTACGCCGCTTGCACGAATGACAATTCGTGCCAATGGTACCGTTGAATTCACCAATAATATTACAGTAACCAATTCTGTATCTGCTTCATCATTCAGCGGTTCTGGTGCTTCTCTATCCAATCTGCCAGCCGGAAACCTAACTGGTACGGTTCCAATTGCTGCAATTCCGACTGGTACTACCGGTACAACTGTTGCTCTAGGAAACCACAACCACGACACTGCATATGTAGCCCTAACTGGAAATCAAGCCGTGAGCGGAACAAAGACGTTCTCCTATGTAAATATTGGTACGTCCGGCGTTCCGCTAGCCGGTGCCGGATTAACCTTAAATACTGATAATGCCTCTCCGGGTCTGGTTGTAAACAACCCAGCCGCAGCCGCCACAGATGTTGGTAGCGCAATTGCTTTGACCGCTACTACTGGTGCTCTAAACCAGGCACAGATTGTGTCTGGGTGGACAGCAGCCGCATCTACAGATTCATATGTTAAGTTTATGATTCGTACCGGCAACGCAGTTGCCGAGGCCGGTAGATTTACTCAGGGCCAATTCCGAATTGCTAGTGGAAACCACATGTACATGGGTAGCACCGGTATTGCTGCGCCTACATTTACTACCAGAAGCGCCGGTACGAAGATTGTTCTTTACGATAACATTGGTGCTTCTACAGTAGACCATGCAATCGGCATTGGTGTAGCCGAACAGTGGTATTCTATTCCAAATAATACCCGAGCATTCAGTTGGTACGCCGGTACAACAAAGATTGCATCACTTAGTGGTCTTGGAATCTTGCAGGCCAATGCTTTCTCTGGTTTCGGTGCAATTGCCCCTGGTGGAGCAATCGGTCACGTTCCAACTAAGTTTAACAATAGTGACTGGAACTATGAGTGGCGAAACCCTGCGGCAGAAGTAAACACATCTGGTTTAACTCCTAATGGAGATATGGAAGCCGCAGATATCACCAAGGATTACAGTATTTTCTGGTCTACTGGTACCGGCCACACAATGACTCGTGACACCACGCAGTTTAATAGTGGAACGGCTTCTATGAAGTTGTATAATCCACAGACTGTTTCTGGCGACCACCCAGCCCTACAGACAAAGGCATTTGACGTTTCTGCCGGTGACACTGTTGAAGTTTCATATTACGCAAAGACTGACTCTACAACCAACGGCCCTAAGATTACAGCCGGTTTGCATGTTAAGCCAGACGGAACACCTGACTTCTTTGCATCTGGAACTGTCACTCTAACCCAGGCACCAGCAGTCAATTTGACGACTGGCTGGGTACAATACACCGCATCATTCGTTGTGCCTGTTGGTATGTATCGTGCGAAGCCTTACTTTAGATTCCAAGGCAATGCTGGCGCTGGCCTTGCGGTAACTGCATTTATCGATGACATTCGTGTTAGAGTTCTTAGTACAACACTAGCCAACCAGGGCCAGTGGGTTGATTACACACCAACTTGGACGGCTGTTACAACCAATCCGGTAATTGGTAACGGTAATTTGACCGGTAGATATACTATTGTTGGCAAGACTGTAACATGTCGTATTGAGTTGAAGGCCGGTAGTACAACTACGTTCGGCTCTGGCGTTTGGAGATTTAGTCTGCCGTTTACTGCGGTTAGCCCGCCAGCGTTCTTTACCTGGGACCAGCACGTTCTTATGGCAGCCGGTGGTGCCATTGATACTGGCGTAGCATTCATTCCTATTCACACAGCAAGGTTCCCAACAACTTCGACGGTAGAATTGTTGACTGACAGTTCTCCTAGCACCCTGTCTAGTTCTCAAATCACATCTGGGTTACCGTTTGCCTGGGGAAATACTGATACATTGAGCGCCGTGTTTACATATGAAATGGCATGATTCGTAATTTAGAAAAGGAAATGGTAGAATACAACTATGGCTGACTTAGTATACTCAGGACAGGCAGCAGGCGGGCCGATTAATACCGGCGCTCTGCCTGTTAACTATGACCTCGTTATCTACCGTGGTGACACCCTTAAGTTCTTCGTTCAACTGAATGACTTGGTTACGGGCACGCCCATTGATATTACGACCGGAACTGTCAAGGCGCAATTGAAGCGTGGTTACGATGACATGGAGCCTATTGAATTGACCTGTACGAAGCCGGGAGGTGCTGGACTGATTCAGGTCGTGTTGCTAAGTGCGGTCACGACCACGTTAGTTTCTGGTTCATATATCTGGGACCTACAGGTCACAACTTCCGGTGAAAACAGAACATATGTAGCCGGTGACGTCACAGTAATTCAGGATATTACACGATGATTGAAACTCTAGTGGTCAAGGTCCCAGCACCGCAGACCATTCAGGCTGCGACCGGTAATACGACAATAGTCATTCTAGTCAAGCCGGTAGAGGTTATCACCGCAAGGGTAGACTAATATGCAAGAGATTTATAGAAATAGCGCCGAGCGCACCGTATCACTTACCGTCCCATTGACAGCCGTTGGTGGGACCGTAGACGTTCAAGTTTGCTACGGGGGAGAGACTGTTTACGACGTACCGCTGGTCGCGGTAGATGTTGAGACTAACACTTATTCATTTGACCTTCCATTCTTCTTGGTACAGTACGACCGCCGCCTAGAAGTTAATTGGAAGTTTGATTACACCGAAAACGGCGAAACGTATCACTTTGAGGACATGACCCCCGTGCGTGTAGTAACGCCATTGCTAAGTCTCGCTGTAATTAAGCAGATTAGCCCAGGCATGGATGACGAAGCCGCCAAGATTATCGAAGGCCAGATTCGCCACATAATTGAAAACATCACCGGCCAGTCGTTTGGTTACTATGTCGGGCCAAGGGCAATTACAGGCCAGGGTGGTAAGTCCTTGAAGATGCCTATGCGTCTTATTAGTATTGATGGTGTAGAAACGTTGCAGTACGTTTATAACGTAAGTGCTTATACAATTATCTCCGGCGGCTGGTATTTAATGCAGAACTCGGCGTCTCTTATGACTGTCAAGGAAATGCCGCCTGAGTGGAGCCTAGATGCCGGACCGGTAATTCAAACGCCTTACACAGCCTACTATGCAGGCTTTAGGCCATACACCAAGTACATCGTTACAGGCCGTTGGGGCTACACTGCCGTGCCAGCCGAGGTTGAATTGGCTGCCCGTCTATTGGTAGAAGAATACGCATGCCCAGAGGCAGCCTACCGCGACAAGATGCTTAAGAGTATCAAGACCGGTGACTGGCAGATTCAGATGAGTTCAGTTTCATGGGAGACCACGGGCCATGTTCGAGCAGACCAGTTGCTATCACAATTTGTCTTGTTCGATTGGGTGGTTATCTAATGGGATGCATCAGCGCTGCCAAAATGAATATGACCGCAGACATTCTGCGCCCCAGCGTTGTTATTGACAATGCCGTAGTTGTCATTGAAGAGCAGAACGAGTGGGTTCTTATGCAGGACCCAGACAGCGGTGAGATTATTCGTGACTACTCTCCGGTACCAGATGACCCGTTAACGCCTGCGATTAACGAGACGGTCACTACAGGCACGTTCAAGTGCTATGCACGAGGCATCATGTCCAAGGGTATCAGGGCGACCGGTACTTCTGAGGTCTTCGGTGAAATCTATGACAACACAGATTACGTACAGATGTGGTTGCCTTCTACCGTAAGAATCTCTAAGAGAGACAAGATTACAAATATTCGTGGCTCGGATGGTAGTGTCATTTGGGTTGAAGAAGAACTACCCGGAGCGCCAGCGACGGTATTTAATGTTATGGGTGTAACGCCACTCCCCAATCCATTCGGTAAGTTCATTGAACAGTTAGCGCTATTGGAGCGTGCAGACCAGCAATGAGAATGTCTGCTGACGTAAGACCAATCTTCGAAGCAATGGGAACTATTGACGGTCTTGTGACAGCAATGGAGTCTGACGCCTATGCAGACATTCTTTTGAATACAGCAATTGTAGAATTGAAGGAAAAGTTCGATGTGGTCTTCAAGGCCGCATCGCTATCTAATCCAGAGAAGTATCATCACGTATGGGAATGGGGCGGCATCGGTTCCGTACCACTGTACTATTTAATTAAGGCTGGTAAGGGTAAGCGTAAGACCGTTAGTTTCTCATTCAGACAATCTTTGAAGGCCGTACCAAAGCCGGACCCCGACAAGACCGGTATTCCACAGGAGAATATTGATAGGCTTAAGCGTAGGTCTATTTTCCGTTTCAAGGCACTGGTCATGGAAACTGGTACATATGTACACATCAATCCTAGACGAGCCAAGGTTCTTTTCATTCCTACACCGGGAGCGGAAGACAGAAACGGTAATCAGGTAAACTTTACTTTTGCAAAGTCTGCTACAATTAACAACGTAGGTGGGGAGGCAGCGACCGGAGCATTCAGCACATTCTGGACAATGTTCTGGGCCAGCGAAGCACCGGCCTACATGGATGAGGTCGTTAAGCCTAGGGTTGAGAAGATGGTAAACAATGTGGCTAATAAGCAATTTGAGAGCATTAGACGTGGTTCGGCGTCCAAGGTCAAGACAGTCATCGTACAGCCTGTAAGCGCCTTAAACGCAGCCCACGAGGCACGTAAGGAAATGGCCTCGAAAGACCTGACCACCTATGCACAAAGTTTCGAAAGAGACGATGAAGAAATTGAGGATGATGAAGTATGACATACGAGTATGCTGACGGCGTTTACGCCCTAAACAGTTACGTTAACCGAGCGCTCCGTGAGAACCTCGGATGGGTGCCTATTACTTATACCAATAGTTTAGGTGAGACCGTCAAGGCTGTACCAATCATCCCTTCACAACAGCAGCCAGAGTTGCTGGCGACCGGTAAGTCTTTCTTGGTCTATGGTTCAGCCATTGAGCCTGTAGGAAAGGTATGGGGGCTGGTAAATGAATCTGTGGTTTATACCGTGTGGTCTACAAGCGCTAGAGAGGCAAACGCCACAGCCAATCTAATTAGAGACTTATTTCAGATTACAGACGAGACAGCAGAGAATGTAAACACCTGGCTAGAACTAGAGGGTGGGTATAACAAGGCCACGGGCGCGTGGACGCGCGACCGTCATATTGCTTTCACTGCCATTAGAGCAGGTTTTATTGAGAAGGCTGAGCCTTCTACCCAGGAAGACGGCTGGGTCTCTGCTATGGTTACTGTCGAAACTCAGTATCAGAAGAAGAACCATTCGCCGGTAACTCGCTTTACAACCGTCTAATTTTGAAAACTAATCGATTCACTGTTATTATGACAAGTGAGGAAGTGCTAGAAAACATCACAGTTTTCAGGAGGTGAAAATATAAATGCCTAATTACAATACACAGGAATTGGTTATTGGTGCTTGCGACCTCTACCTAGGTCCATCCGGTACCACACGCCCAGCAGAAACAGCCCAGGCTTACCAGACTACGCTAGATGCTAATGCTTCTTGGCGTCAGGTCGGTTTTACCCAGGATGGTTTCGAAATGGCTTACAGCCCGGAGTACACCGACGTTGAGGTTGACCAGTGGCTAGACGCTGCTTTGACCTTCAAGTCAAGTATGCGAGTAACATTCAATACCACTTTGGCGCAGGCAACTCTATTCAATCTTATGGTTGCATGGGGTCAGTCTTCTACAACCCTAACCTCCACCGCTTCCGATGCAACTTTGGATATTGGTGAAGGTGGTTTGGGAGCCGCACCTACAGAGCGTGGTTTGATTGCCGTTGGTAATGGTGTATTTGGTCGTACCGTAGGTCAGGCCACTTACTCTGAGAAGTTTTACCACGCATACCGTGTTATTTCTGTTGACGAGACCACTGTTGGTCACCGTCGTGCCGAGAACACCGGTATTCCGGTTTCTTTCCGTGCCTTGCCTGACAGCGCCACCAACAAGTATGGTGTCGCTAAGGAGCGTAAGCGTACTTGGTGATTTAGTATCACATTAGACAGCCCCGGCATTATGCCGGGGCTGTCGTCTTTTATTTGCAGAATGATGAGACCAATGATAACATTGTTTCATGACAACAAGGAGGATTCATGGCTGAGCCTACAAAGGCTTTCGATGAAAAGGAGATTATTCTCCCTAGTGGCAAGAAGTTACACTTGCAGCCGCTATCACTAAAGAACCTAAGAAAGTTCATGGACATTTGGTCGAATCATATCGATTGGGTCCGTGAGACAGTACAAAAGCCAGAGGAAGAGCGTCCTTCGGAGCGTGAATTTGCTAGCAAGCAGTTTGACGTTTATGAAGAGTTGCTGGCCCTCGGTCTAGAAAAGGCACTTAAGGATGATGCAGACGTGAAGTCTGTTCAGGACTTTATTGACGATGAGGTTGATGAGAAGTCTATGTATATCATTCTTGAAGTAACGGGCGGATTGAGGCTAGACCCTAATGACCAGGGAAATTTAGCCAAGAACCTCCCAAGCCAGTAAACCAATCCAGCGGGGTCAAGTGGGAAGACATTGACCTCGCTGGTCTTGAAGCAGAGTGTTTTCCTTATGGTAACTGGAAGAATTTTACAGAACTAGAGGAAGAACTTACCTTCGAGGAATTGATGCTGATTCTGAAAGCACAGAGGGATAAGGAGCATCGACAGAATAGGTTCTATGCACTATTTAAGGGTGTAGACCTAGACGAAGAAAATACAAGTTCAAATGGTTCAAATGAATCGCTGTTCGAACAAACCAAGCGACAGGCCGAGGCCGCAATCGCCGGTAAGACAGAGCAGCAAATGGTCTTCGACTTGGTCGGTATCGATGAAGAGATTGACCCTGAGATTCTTGAACTAAGACGACTTGAACAAATGTGATATAACTTGCAGAATATCGACATTCGCTTTAATGCGACAAGCAACTTCGGCCAAGTACAGGCTCAAATGGCTGCCCTACAGGGGCAGGCGGAAGCGTTGTCATCATCATTTGAAATGATGGGCAAGGCCAACCCAGCCAAGGAACTAGTAAATCCTACCAAGTGGCGTGTAGCAACAAACGCTATTGAGACCGCTAGTAAGGCGTACCGCGATGCGGCGTCTTCTAGCGGTCTTTTGACGTCTCAGCAGATTCGTGCAAACTCTGAGACCAAGCGTTATAACGAACTTTTGCAGAAGCAGAAGTTGTCTTTCCGCGACATGATGAAGCATCACGGCATCATGAAGGAAGTCTACCGAGACCAACTTCGTATGCAGCGTATGACTTCTCAGTATTGGGGAACTGATGCCCAGGGTCGTAGTGTATTTGACGTTACTATGCCAGCCAACGTTCCGAAGGAACTCGATAACTGGAAGAATCGCATTGGTTTTGTGTCACAGGCTCTAGAGTCTGCCGGACACAACATGATTAACTTCGGTAAGAACACGCAGTGGGCCGGTCGTCAGTTGATGGTTGGTTTCACCGTTCCTACCGTTATGTTCGGTGCTATGACCGGTAAAATGGCATATGACATTGACGCCGCCTGGACCCGTGTAGCCAAGGTATACGACACCACAGCCACAACCGCTATGGGTCGAGAGAAGGAACTTTCCGACCTTCGTGAGCAGTCTCTTACTATGGCTACTCGTCTAGCCAAAGAATATGGTAGCGCCATTCAGGATACCCTAGAGGTTCAGCAGCAGTTGGCTGCGCAGGGCTTCAAGGGTGAAGACCTTCTAGCAATGGTTGACCAAGTACAACGTATCTCTGCTTTGGGTGACCTTGATGTAGAGACAGCCGTTAACATGACTACCGGTCTGCGTACAGCGTTCAAGGACACAATTAAGGACGCTAACGATTTGACCGAGGCGTTTGACTACATGAACGCCACAGAAAACGCCACTAGCCTATCTATTCAAGACATTGCTGAAATGGTGCCGCGCGCAGGCGCGGCCCTAGCGGGTCTAGGTGTAAACATCAAGGAAGCAACAACACTTATGGTTGCTATGCGTTCCGCTGGTGTTCTAGCACCCGAAGGCGCTAACGCTCTAAAGTCTATCTCTGCACGTATCCTTAACCCAGAGATTCTAAACCGCGCCGGCAAGTTCTTTGAGGGCTATGCCAACCTACAGCAGATTTCCCGCAACTCTGGCGGTAACCTATACAAGTTCATTCAAGAACTTGGTCCTCTTCTAAAGGAAATGCCTAACTACGAGCGCCAGCAGGGTCTAAGCCAGTTGTTCGGAACCTGGCAGAGTTCTCGTGGTGCTGCAATCATCAAGAACATGACCGATGCGTACATGGACCTTGACAACACTGCAAACCAGACTGCTGTGTCTATTAAGTTGGCTAACCAAGAGGCCGAGAAGTCAGCCACTATCGCCGCAACCGAGTTGCAGCGCAAGATGGGTTCTGCTTCTGGACAGTTCAAGTCCACAATGGAAGTTCTAAAGGCAGAATTGGCTGATGTTGGTGAACCGTTCCTAGAAGTCGGTACTGACATTCTTGAAGTAGTAACAATGATTGCTAAGGCATTCAATAGCCTAAGCGACGGCAAGAAGGAATTCCTAGCATACGCCGCTATCGCCACTGCCGTCATCGGTCCTATGATTATGCTTACAGGTTTGTTCTTCAACCTATTTGGTCACTTCCAGAAGGGTATTGGTTGGCTAGGTACATTGGCTACCCGTTGGAAGGGTACGACTGTTGAAGAGCAGAATGCCGCAATTATCACCGAGCAGTTGAACGCTCAGTTGAAGAAGCAAGAGACTCAGATGAGCACACTCCAAATGGAGTTGAAGGCTCTGGCTGCCGCATATGACGAGGCCACTCTTTCCGCAAATGGCCTTCTAACTGCTGCTCAGCACATGGCGTCCCCAGCCACCGTGGCCGGTCAAAAGACACCATTCAATCCTAACGCAATTGACATTAGCAACATCCCTGGCAGCGGCACTTCTAACGTAGTCTTGCCGGTAACCCCGGCCCCTATGACTTCTAAGGCTGCCAAGGACATTATCAACAATGCCGAGAACGCTATCGGCGCAGCGATGACTGTTCGTAAGCCTAAGTTCGATGTATTCGGAAGAATGGTTGGATACACCGAACACGACCAGATTATCTACGGTGTAAAGGATTCGTTGGGTCGAGTAAACCGTTATATCGATTCCGAGGGTCGTAAGGCTACCAAGAAGGGCAACAGGATTCCATTCGGAAACCTATCTGTATTCGGATTCGGTAAGGGAAGCAAGTCTACACTTGCACCTGTAGACCCTGATTATGATGGAACCGCACAAATGACTGGCGCTGTAACCGCAGCGCAGCGTTTTGAGCAGATTCAAAAGTCTTCTACCGAGCAGAGCGCACGCTTTGCTGCAAACAAGGTTGCTTCCGCCAAGGCCGCTCAGGACTTGGCCGATAGCGAGGCTATGGCCGCTAAGAATTCTCAGCGCCTAGAGCGCGCCGCTGCTGGTGCATCCGTAGCCTTCGCCGGTATGGCATTTACGTCTGGCAAGGTACAAGACGCATTGTTCATGGCCGGTAGCGGTTTCTCTGTCCTACAAGGTGTGGGTATGCTTAAGGACTCTGGCTTTGGTTCTAAGTGGTCTGCTAAGGCAGCCGCGAGCACGAGCCGTGTAGGTAAGGGCCTTAACATGCTTATCAGCAAGGCTAAGTTGCTTGGCTCCGCACTACTTGGTCCATGGGGCGTTGTCGCTGCCGTAGCCGGTGTTGCAATCTACAAGATTTACAAGCAGATGCAGGAAGGCGAAGAGCGCCAGGAGAGAATCAATGATTCCGCTGATTCATGGCGTGAGCAGTTGGGTCTTGTCGAGCGTAAGTATAAGGACATTTCTCTAGCAATCGCCGGTATCGATAAGTCTACCGCCGAAGTATCTCGTATCGAAGAACTAGCAGAAAGACTAGAGGGCGACAAGAACCTAAGCGCCGTAGCAAAGTCTATTTCCGATGCTCGTTCCGAGGGAGACAACACCAAGGAGACCACCTTGGCTCTGACTCAGTATGTAACTCTTACACGTCAGTTGAGCGGTAACGCCGAGGATGCTGAAATGGCTTTGACCGCTCTATTCACAAATGCCGGATACAGCATGGCTGAGGCTATTGAAAAGGCTCGCGCACTGCGCGAGCAGGTGGAGTCTATGGGTGACACTAAGTTGCTAAGCAAGAATATCTCCGACATGTTCTTCCAGGCAGCCTCCGACGACCCTCGTCAGTTCGATGAGCGTCTAAAGGGTATGGTTGACCAGTTCAAGACTTCATTTGATTCTCTAAGCACCTGGGGGCAGCGTAACAAGTTCTTAATTCAGATGCAGGCTGAAATCGACGGTAAGTCTACTGAGGCTTGGATGAACACTTTCTCAGACCAGACTCGTGACATGATGCAGGATAACGGTATTGATATGGATAAGATGCGTGAACTCATGGAATACTGGAACTCTCTGCGCTCTACAGATACTATGGATAGTTTCGCCAAGAACCTAGCCGACCAGGGTCTACCGGCGTCTGACATTATGTCTCAAAAGTTTGGTATTGACCCGGCAACGATGAGGGCTATGGTTGGCGAAATGGGTCTCTATGCAGAAGGCTTGCAAAAGTCTCTTGCATTAGAGCAGGCTCTTGTTCAGGCCACCGCTGATGAACTAGGTGTAAAGAAGGAAATTGGTAGTTGGGACGAGTTGCGCAAGACCAATGAGTACCAAATGGCACAAATTACCACCGAGAACGTACAGCGTCGTGTCGAGGCATTCAGGAAGCAGGCCCAGGAGCAGAAGGCGTCCGGTAATGAAATGGCAGACCAGTTGGTCAAGACCGGTCAATTGTACTGGATTAACGAGCGTCTAGCAAAGGTAGGCTTGCCACCAATCAAGTCTTTGAACGAGCAGATTAATTGGTCATTGCTTAAGCAGAAGGAAGCCGTCGAGGCCAACACTCGCGCCGAGCAGCGCCGCAAGTCTGCTGCGGCTGCGTCTCTAAGTGTATACCGCCAGTTTGCCAGTGTAGGCGGCGGATGGGTTGACGCTCAGCAGTCTAATATGCAGGCCGTCATGGGTGGCGTTAGCAACGCTATTATGGCCGACCTACAAGAGTCTCAGGACGCTGCGTCAGCAGCCATGGATAATAGCGTGGACGCTGCTGGTGCTGCGCTAGATAAGAAGGGTGACGGCATCGCCGCTCACTTCGACGCTCTAGCCGAAAGAATTGAAAAGTCATTCGACCGTCGTATCGATGCTATTAATAAGGAAATCGAAGCAGAGCAGAAGGCTGACGAGACTCGCCAGCGTATCTATGACAACACCATGAAGCGCCTTAACGCTATGGTGGATGCTGAGAACCGTAATATTGACTTTAACGTTGCAATCGGCGGCGGTAACTTTGATGAGGCTGCTAAGTTGTACAACGAAGGTATGGTCTCTTCTATCCAAGACGATATTGAGTCTGAAATGGACAAGGCTTCACAGAAGTCCAAGAAGCGTCAGGAGAGCATGGAGGACCGCGTAGACCGTCTAGAAAAGCAGAAGGATAAGCGCCTAGACGAAGTTGACAAGGCTCGTGAGGCTGCCGAGAAGTCCCTAGAGATTGAAAAGCAGAAGCAGCAGCAACTCGGTGAAATCCAAAAGCAGGGCCTACAGCAGCGCCAGGAACAGCAGCGCGCTCAGTTGCAGAAGGAACTAGATATTATCATGACTTACATTCCTCGCAATGAGGAACAAGCCAAGAAGTACCTAGAGCGCATGAGCAAGCGTTACGATGCCTTTGGTCAGGCATGGGCCGATGGTTCTATTAAGTATTCTGACCTTATTGACCAGACAATGCTAGAGCAGATGCAGAAGACGGCATTGAGCCTTAAGTCTGATGTTGATTGGGCTGCCGCTGGTTATGACAGCGCCTTGGGTATGATTCAGGGAATGGCTGCCGCCATGGGTATGTCTACCACCGAGTTCCGCAAGTGGATGGGCATTCAGGAGGCTTCCAAGCGCCCTACGAATAATGGCGGCGTCAACGCTAACCGCACACCGGAGCAGTTGAAGGCAATTAACGAGGGACGCCACGACGGTGGCATGATTGGTGGTCCTGGCTCTAGCCGTACCGGATTCACCGGCTCAACCTCTGCACACAACGAGGCTATCGTGCGCGCCCGTAAGGGCGAGTTCATGATGAGCAAGTCGGCGGTAAACAAGTACGGTGCTGACTTCATGAGTAGGGTTAATGATGGAAAGTATGGAATCGGTGGACCTAGCGAAGACTTTATGCGAGGAACCGTGGGCCGCATGGCTGGTGCCTCTGCAATCAGTATGTTGGCAAGAGGATTCCAGGGTGCCACTCCAAGCAAGAATCGTGCAACCAGTGGCGCTACTGGCGTTGAGGGTATTATCGGCGGTAGTTTCATGCAGGGCTCTGGTGGCCGTCACCGTCCGGTAACCGGTGGAGTTATCACTAACGGTCTCCACTACAACAACGCTATTGACATTGGTGTGCCGGTCGGTAGTCCTCTATACGCAGTAGCAGACGGTCGAGTCTCTGCGTCCTATGACATTCCGGGCTATGAGCCCCGCGCAGACCATGGCGGTTTGGGATATAGGTCTTATGGTCGAGTAATCGCAATTGACCACGGTGGGTTCTCAACTTTGAATGCTCACCTTTCACAACGCTCCGTAAGCGCTGGACAGTTGATTAAGGGTGGCGCTCGTATCGGTTACACAGGTAATACCGGTAATTCTAGCGGACCTCACTTGCACTTCGAGGGTCACGGCGTCTCTCCTTACGCATTCTTGCGTAAGGGTGGAACGGTCAAGTATGACAATACCCCAGCAATCCTACACGAAGGCGAGCGTGTTCTAACAAAGAATCTAACCAATAAGTTGGACCGTGGAATCAGCAGAATTGAAAATGGAGACGGTTCGGGCTATAATATTGAAAGCGTAACAATCGACTTGCGCGGTGCTGTATTGCGCGATGACATTGACCTAGAGAACGCTGTCAAGGCCGGTATCAAGGGCGCGGTAGCAGAGATTGATAAGAGAGACACTAACAAGGGACGTAGCAGGACGGTGAAGCACTAATGGCTGGTTGGCAAGAAAACGCAATTATGTACTGGAACGGTGAAAGGGTAAGTGACCACGGTCGCTCACCTTTGAGCATCGAATGGGCTCGAATCGGTACCGATGAGAGAACTGTTAATGGTACATTGCGCCGCCAAGAAGTTGCTAAGAAGCGTACGCTGTCTGCTTCTTGGGAAAACTTCCCATCCAAGGTTTCCGTTGGTGGGTTGCCTACGGCTGACGGCGGCTGGTCCGGTGAGCAAATGGAGGCTTTCTATAGGTCTGCCGCTGGCTCCACCGCGTTTAGAGTTATCTTACGTAATGGTACTGCTATCAACAAGACGGTTCCAACCGTGGCTGACAGCGCACTACCATATTCTGATGCCGACTTTGAAATCTTCAAGGTCATGATTACTGATTTTTCCAGGGAGGTCATCAAGCGTGGCAGCAAGACAGACCTTTGGAGTCTGAACGTTACTCTTGAAGAGATTTAATGAAGACCGCTAGTACAACACTTAAGAATGCCCTCCGTCAAGACTACACCGTGTATGTAGTTCCAAAGTTGACTGCCGAGTGGAATATCAATCGTTATTTTAATACCCGTGTTTACAACACGCCGGATGAGGATACCGATGGTATTGACATTGAAAAGTTCCCGATTGAATCTATTGTCAATCCAGTCAGACCAGCCCGTCGCGGGCTCAACAAGGCTGTCGTGGGAACGGCCAGGGTGTCTCCTGAATTCACAGACTCGCCACCGGACACAAGATGGTATTTGGCAGACGAAGATTCTGCTTACGAATACTGGAAGGCTCCTTACAAGCCAACTGTCGCGCCGTTTAACACTAACTATATCAACCCTACCGTTGAATATGTAACTACGCCTGGTGGAACAACAAACGTCACGGTTCGCACAAACAAGATTGTTGTTGCGTTTGAAACCAGTAACGTTGCACCAGATGCATTTCAAGTATTAGTTAAGATTGGCGGCACATGGACGGCGGTATCAACCAATCCAGTTATCGATGCTAATGGCCGTGTCACTCTATATTTCAATGGTACCAATTGGACCACTACTAGAGATATTTCTACTAGCACTCTTATTCAGGGTGTCCGTGTAGTGGTTACAAGTCTTACAGCCGCTAGATACTTTGACCTTATTGAAATCAGCGCACGTCTAGAAAAGGATTTGAGCGCCGACCTTATCAGTGCAGACGACCAGCAGAACATGGGTGAGGCTGATTTCATTACCCCAATGGGTGATATCTCATCCAACACTGGAAGCATTTCCTTGTGGAATGGTGACCGCACATATTCTGTTGATAACTCGTCTTCGCCTTATGCGGGCATGCTTGACAAGAATGTCAAGATGTGGTTGGACTTCGAATATAACCTCGGAGGGACCAAGGAATTAGTTCGTCAATTCACCATGTTCACAGAAACGTGGACAGAGGGCGACGACACGGTGTCGGTGGAACTTGTAGACGCTTCTCGTCTATTGCAAGAGATTAAGCCTCGCCAGGTAATGTACCAGAACATTTCCTCGCAAGAGGCTATTTGGCGTCTCTGCGACTTGGTTGGTTTTACCGACTATGCCGTATCTACTGTCGGTGAATATCCGTACACAATGCTCAACGTATTCTGGACGGATGGAGAACAGACACTTTGGGAAGTATTTGGCGAGGTAGCGAAGGCTACTCAGACCGCCGTATACTTTGACTCATATGGTTTATTACGTATTAAGACCCGCGAAGCGGCCTTTAACAATACCCGTCCTGTTGACTGGAATGTTAGGGAGAACGCAGCCGGTAGTGAATTGCCAGACATTATTGATATCAAGTCTAATTCAGACTATGAAGCCAATAAGGTTGTTATTGAGGTTCAGCCTACTGATTTCAAGGAAACAGTAGATGGTCAGGATGTATTTGATATAGTATGGCAGCCAGATGACGATGTAACCCTGCGCGGCACTCCTTTGTTGTGGTCTATGAATAACACCCAGGCTCATTTCCATATTGACCGACAGTTGGCCGAGTTCTGGCTTTACGATGGAGTCGTCAATATTGAAGGCGAATTCATGAAGTACAGCGGTAAGGAAGTGACCTATATTCAAGGTGGCGTTCGCAAATACAAGTGGGTTCATTCTCAGGAAGAGTTCGATAAGACCAAGGCAAGCGCCGATGCATCTACTCGTAATCAAGTAATGCTTACTGGCGCTATGAAGGTAATGGAGCGTGGGTACTGGAATACCGAGGTCAAGGCACACACTATTGATATCGTCAATTGGGGAAATGCTAATATCAACAATTTCGGTGGGCCTACCGGTGGCTCTGGTTGGCGACACGATAGACAAGAATCTAAGGTCGTTGTCACGACGCCTGGCAACCGCAGCCTAAAGGACTTCTCGTATTTCTACTCTGGAACCAAGGTTGACGAAGGTTACAGGTGGATTGGCACTCGCATGCGTATTATGAACGCGGGACGCGACAAGCAAGCAGGTATTTTCTTCTATGGAGACTCTCCGATTGCCGGTGGCCTCGGTGCCGGATATTATGTTGATATCACACCATCATCAGAACTAGACGGCAAGGGCCGTGACGCAAGGAACGAAATCCTGCTGTTCTCTCAGAGGTCTGACGGCTCCCAGCGAGTATTCGGTGGAGAGGTTATCAACATGCGTGACGCCGGTAAGGATTATGACGACGGAGACCCACGCAAGGTAAACGTTGGAGCAGAAGCAGGCGTCTATCTTGGTGTATGGTTTGAACTAGACATTACTGTCGAAATTCGTCCAAATGGGGACCATCGTATTCTTGTTGACTATAACGGCTCTAACGCTATTGATACAATCATTCCTGCCGGTTCAGGTTGGCAGCACAACAGAACTTCATTGTCTGGTTTCTACATCAGAGGTGAGGGGTCTGCCGAGTACGAATACTTCTACGGTATTACCAGGCCAGACATTCCTAAGGGCGAAGCAGAGCCATACTTTGACCGTGTAAATGGCTCATGGTACGGCCAGCAGTGGGAGCGTGACTGGATGTATGAACTTAAGAAGGCTAAGCGTCGTGTCAAGAAGAAGTGGACAAAGATGAAGATTAAGTACAGCCAGCGCTTCTTTGACGAGTTCGGTCCATACGTTCACGAGGTTAGAGAGTATGAAGTCAAGTTTGGGGAGAACACGGACAACAAGCCCGTGTTGCAGTCTAAGGTATTTGCTTCTAACCGAGAGGATTATGCGGTGTTTGATTTCCGTGGCGGTCCGTTCGGCGCAAGGTTTATTGCCGCTAACACGGCCCGCAGGGACGTTGTAATTAATGGTGAAGACGCACTAGCCGTTTCAGAGTTGGATGGTGAAGGAATTCAGAACCTATTCTTCGTATGGGGCAGGCCGGTAGTTCAGAAGGAATCTGAAAAGATTACCATTCAGAATGACACTGCTATCAGAGCCCGAGGCGTTATTGACCTAACATTCTCATCTAAGTGGTTGCAGTCTAAGGCTTCCGCCGAGAACCTCGGTAAGTGGATTACAAGCCAGTGGAGCACCGTTTCACCATCCCTAGAGGTAACTATCTTTGGTAATCCTTTGATTGAATTGACTGACGTTGTTGGTGTTCAATATAAGGAAAAGACCACGGCTACACATCAGTATTTCGTAACTGGCATTGATACCGGCTGGGATGACGGCGTAACAACCAAATTGACTTTACGTCGCAGAACGGTATAATTTAAGCATGCGTATTAGAGCGAAGCAACTCGACCAGAACTACTATCTACCCCCAGAATTGCTGGGTGTCGAGTATACTGACGATGGTATTGCAGATGATGACTTTTCCGAAGATGCAGAAGGCCCGGACCCGGTAGAAAACGAAGGTCCAAAGAAGCCCAAGAAGAAAAAGAAGAAGAAGCCTAAGAAGAAGAAAAAGGGCAAGAAGGGCAAGAACAAGAACAAGAAGAAGAACAAGGAAAAGCAGAAGAAGAAGAAGAAGGACAAGTCTACTCAGCCTAAGAAGAACAATAAGCCCAAGTCCAAGACTAAGGCTAAGGCTAAGAAGCAAAACAATCAGAAGAAGAAGGACGACCAAGACGATAGTCTTGCGCCGCCCGCAAACATTGAGATTGTTAGTCAGACCATTAGAATGGTAAACGGTAGACAGTTGATTGACGTTGTCGTAGATGTTGCAGACAATGGAAAGTTTTCTTACACCAAGAAGTTGACGCTACAGCCTTCGGCTGCTAGCGATTATGAGATTGAGCAAGGCGAGCAGATTTGATAACAGACAATGGAAAGTTATGGATTAAAGAGTTTCTACCTGGCGGTGGAGCAGATTTGGCATCAACCCTCGTGGTTGGTGTTGGAAGCGCTGCCGAAACGCCAACTGATTCAATGTTACAGTTTGAAACCGCCCGTGTGGATATCGACGTAATCTCATATGATAATGTAACTGGCTTGCTTATCTTCAAGGGAACCTTGGAGCCAGAAATGGTTGGTTCTATCTATGAGATTGGCCTGTTTACCCAGCCAACAAACGCCGTAGCCGCAGGCTACGGCTCTAGGATTCTAACTGATTTCGACCAGAGTGACGAGGCGTGGTCCGGTGCTATCTGGGACACTGTTAATGCACGAATCGGTGCAGATGGTATCAAGCACGCCCCTGCTGCCTCTTCTACTCAATCGTCTAGTTTAGGTGTACAACTAGACCTGTCCGGTTATTCAGGTGCCGACACTATTTCATTAGCATTCCATAATACCAACACCAATGTGGCCTCGGCCACGGTTAGGCTTAAGACCGACGCTTCAAATTATTACTACTTTAGTGCAACGAGCCCTGCGGCTGGATACAATATTGCTTCCTTCCAGAAGAGCGCGGCCTTACAGACCGGCTCTCCTAATTGGAGCACCATCAACACAATTGAGATTGTGACTGTTTCGAACTCTGGCGGTTCGAGCATCGTTCTATGGGATGGTATTCGTATCGAGGATGCTGACAGCATCAATCCAGAGTATTTGATGTTGGCCCGTAAGGTTGCCCCGGCACCGATTGCAAAGGTCGCCGGTATTGCTAAAGAAATAGAGTATGGAATTCCTATCTCAGTATGACACGTATTAAGTTAATTGGACTAAGCGCCGACACAGACTACGCACTACAGTTGCGTACAAAGAAGGGCGACAAGAATAGTCCGTGGAGCCGTAAGTTCTCGTTCCACACCGTAACCAATGACGCCAAGCCCGCTATTCCTACCGGGCTTACTGGCGAGTTCTTAACCACGTCTGTAGATATGGTGTGGGACCCGGTAACGACCGATGTTAATGGTAAGGCTATTGAAATCAACAAGTATGTTGTCACCATGGTCAGAACTGATGGTCTAGGTCCAACGAGACATTACGAGGTTCTCGCTAATGCCTTCTCCTTGTCATACAGTGAATTGGTAACCACCTTCGGTCCGACCTGTACATCTTTGAATGTTACGGTTTATGCTGTTAATAGTCTAGGTACCCCTGGTGACCCTACATCACCATTTACCGTTGTCAACCCTCCACCAGAGCCACCAACTAATTTTGTTGTTACCGGTATCGTGGATGGTTTTACATTCACCTGGGACCGTTCGGTTTCTACTGACGTAGTTCGCTATGACCTATTTATTGGCGACAATTCTTCGTTTGTACCGAGTTCACTCAACAGAATCTTTTCTGCGGATGGTGTTTCTGCTCAGTACACAGAACTGTCCTACGCGCTCAGATACTTCAAGATTGCTGCTGTAGATGCATTCGAGCAATACTCTACATACGCCACCGGCTCCGGTACTGCTATCAGTCCTTTCGGTATGGACTCGACCCCACCGGACGTACCGGGCTGGGTTTCTGCGACCTTAGACCGTACCGGACCAAACGCTCTAGTAAATCTGGCGTGGACGTTCAACGAGACGCTGCCAACTAACGATGATATCCAGGCGTTTGCTGTTCGTTGGAGGAAGACTACCGACACGGGTTGGTTTATCAACTTCACAGATAAGGATGCTAGGGCTCTGACGGTAGAACTACCGGAGCCATATTCTGACTATGAGTTCCAGATTGCATCCGTAGACAATGTCGCCAACTACTCGGCGTATTCCGCATCAATCAATGCTAATGGCTCTATTACCGGTAACCCTACCGCCGTGACCGTTACTGCTACGGCTGGTAACGGCTCTCTGCAACTAGTATGGACAGAAAGCGATGACGATGTTAAGTACGGTGGATACTACGAGGTAACAATTGCTACCAACAGTGGTTTCACCACTGGCGTACTCAACTACCAAACAGGTAACACGAATATCTCTGTGGCCGGTCTAACCAACGGCACGGCATATTACTACCGCGTCCGTGCAGTCGATTCTACGGGCCTTACAAGCGCTTGGAGCGCGACGGCTAGTAAGGTTATCGGAACGGCCACTGCAATTACTGACGGGGCTGTACCAGCCTCGTCACCGGCTGCCACGCTGACCCCTGGTATCGGCTCTCTTTACATTTCATGGCCTACCGTCACGAATGCTGACCCGGTAACGTATGAAGTTCATCTTGGTACGTCCTCAGGCTTTACACCTAGCGGTAGCACCAAGGTAGCAGAGACAGACGGAACTATTGTAACTGTTATTAAGGATGGTGCTGGAACAGACCTGGCCTACGGTACAACTTACTATGCTAAGATTAGAGCCCGAGACGCTGACGGTCCTGCCTCCGCTTATGGAACGGTTTCTTCGGGCGCAGGTCCACGCAAGGCCGCAACTGGTGACATTGTTACTATTATTGCTGACCAGATTGCCACCGGTTCTCTGGGTGCCGCAACTATTACGGTAGCCAGCGGCGGTAGTATTCGTTCTACTGGCTATGTTGCCAATACAACCGGTTACTTGTTATCCGACACGCTAGTAGATATTAATTCTGGAACTGTCAACTTCAAGACGCTGTCCGCAGGAACACTGACCACTAGTGGTTTGGTTATCGGCGCGGGCGGTAGCATCAGAATTGACTCTACCGGTGAAATTCGTTCTAACACTTATAGCGCTGGTGTTTCTGGTTTCCGCATTGGTAACACTGGTATTGAACTTAATGACACTAACTCAGCCGTAAAGGCTAACGCTATCATCGGTGGAACCTTTACCGGTGGTAATTTCATCGTTGGTTCTGGTGGTTCTATTACTTCCACCGGATTCAGCCTTGCTTCTACCGGTCTTACCGTGACCAACGGAACTATTACTGGTGCTACCGTCCGTACGAATCAGTTGTATTCTAATACATCCAGCATCTATACCCAAAGCGGTTGGACATTTGGTATTAACTCTGGTGGTTATGCCGAACTACACGGTCTCGACGTTTATGGAAATGTTATCGTTGGTAACTCTACTGCTCACCAAATCCAGAGCGGTAATTACCTTGCCGGTAGTTCTGGCTGGATGATTCGTGGTGACGGCTTTGCTGAACTTGGCAATGCCACCATTCGAGGAAATATTACTGGTTCGACCATTACCGGTTCTACATTCCAGACAGCAACCAGCGGACAGCGTGTTGTTATTAGTCCGTCTAACGCTATTGACTTCTATAACTCTATCGGAACTTTCGGTGGTTCGATTACTGGTGGAACCTCTACAGCCGGTGCCGCTATTACTCTAAATGGTAATGTAAACGTCTCTGGAACTCTGTTCCCAGCCGGAAGCGTCGTCGCCCTCGGCGGCTCGGGTGTTTTCGGTACTGGAATCTTTAGCAGTAGCGGCGGTAACATCGGTGGCGCTGCACTTACAATTACTGCTGGTGTGGTAGTAGACAACTGGCCTAATCAAATCCTATTGACTACCGGAGGTCACGTGCTTGCGACCGGCCAGGTAAAGGGTGATTCTATCTACACCACTGCTGCTGCTGGTGGTGGTACTACTGGTGCAAACATTAACAATGACGGTCGAGTTCTTCGTGTGTCAACCCTTCAAATGAAGGAAGCGGTCGAAGAAATGACAGAAGATGAAGCCCGTTCTGTATTAGGTCTAAAGTCTTATACGTTTGAGTTTAAGAAAGAAGATGGTGGATTCAAGGACCCTCGTCGTTACCCTGGATTCATTGGGGAACAGGCAGCCGAAGCGGGAGCAGAACTTTGGGTGGCACGTCAGCACAAGGTAGAACTTGACGACGAATTCAACGTCAAGAAGATTAAGCGAGACAAGAACGGACCGGTAATTGGATTCCGTACCGAGGCCGTTACGGTAGCACACAACTGGCTAATTAATGACCTATACGCTAAGATTGAAGAATTGCAGCAACAGGTTGCTGACTTGACAGCACGCGATTGAGCAGTGCTATACTTACAACAACAAGAGAGAAGATTATGGAAAACCAAGAAGTAAACGTAGAACTAGAACTACAGAAGGCTCAACTAAAGGTACAGGCTCTAAACGAAGCCGTAACTAGGTCAGGAGTTAAGGCTGCGGAAGCAGCCAGTCAGTATGAGGATACCATTGCTGACCTCAGAGTAGAATTGACTCTCGTCTCTAACGAGAGAGATTTCCTAGTTTCTCAACTAGATGGACAGAAGGATGCGAATGTTCCGCAAGAAGACTCAAAGGGCTCTGCCGTCCGAGAGGACTGAGTATCCAAAGGGAATTGCGGTAACAACCGAGGCCGGTAGATTCTATCTCCATCCTGACGGCAAGCGCTACGCGATTGCCAGTAATGAAATCTTTAACTCATGGTCGTTCCCTTTGGTAGTAGAAACTACAGAGACAGCCGTGGAGCATGTTCCTGTGGCCCTAACGAAGTTAGGGTTCAGGGACGGCACATTGATTTATAACATTAAGGATGCTAGAATTTATTTGATAGTTCAGGGAAAGCGCCGACCGGTAGTTTCACCGTCAGCCCTCGATACGCTAGGTCTTACTAAGGACGATGCTATCGTTGTCTCTAACTATGACATATCACTAATGAAACTTGGAGACGACCTAACCTAATGGCAAACACTTCGTTCGAGATTTTCTCGTGGACCGATGAGGATTTCATCACCGCGCCGAAACTTAACGCTATGATGAGCAACGAGCAATGGCTCCGCGACAACATGGTGATGGGTAACTATACCGGTTTCAAGAAGAACAAGAAGGACGGAATCAAGATTATGGGCGGCATTGTCCAGATTCAAAAGTCCACGACCGCCCAGCGTGCCAAGCAGGTTAATTTCAACTCGTTCTTCAATCCACTGTGTAAGCCCATCGTCACCGTCACCGCTATTTCCTCACATCAGCGCCGTATCATGTTGACCGTAGACGGAATCGGCAAGCCGTTCCCTGACGGTCGAGGCTTTACCGTACACGCCTTCAAGGAGGGCGACAAGCCAGCCCAGAGAAAGATTACAAGAGATTTTTACGTTTCTTGGATTGCACTCGGCTGGTAATGTATAATAGTAGTAATCCGACAGGATAAATCTACTAGAAAAGGAAACGGGCTTGATAAGTACCGCGCCAAACAGTGAGCCACAAGTATAAGGGCAAGTATTACAGCCCTAAGCGAAGGGCCATTTACGCCGAGGGCGACGACATAGACCCTCTCGTCCTATTTGAGAAGTATGAATGGGTCTGCAATATTTGCCATGACATTATCGAGAGGCATCGTCGTATGCCCGATGTAATGGCTGCTACTATTGAGCATGTGATTCCTCTTTGTAAGGGTGGAACACACACATGGGATAACGTACGCCCCGCGCACGCCCTATGCAATTTCCAAAAAGCAGACGAACTACCTTGAAGAAATTACTATTAGCCACAGGCATCTTGGCACTCTCACCGCTTTTAGTGTCAATCAGTGAGCCGCCGCCCGCACAGGCGGCGGCTCCACAGCCTATTATTGAATGCACGGACCTAAAGGTCGGACTCGACCAAGTTAGAATTCGTTGCACGGCGGCTGGTATTGTACTTCTGAATACTGTGGTAGACTTGCCGACAGTGACACTGCCTCCGGTTACTCTTCCGCCTGTTACATTACCTCCGGTGACGTTACCGCCACGCCCTAGGGCAACGGTTACCGTACCGGGCGCTACGATAACTCTACCAGGCTCAGAGACGACCGTTCCGGGGCAAACAGAAACCATTCGGGTCCCAGGCCCAACCATTACTGTGAAGCCGTCAGAATTGCCCACAGCGCGTCCTACGGCCACGGTGACGGCAACTGAAACCGTGACTGGACAGGTCGGTAGTGAAGATGCTACAGTAGACCCCAACGTTAGCGACCCGGTAGTAGACAATACCGATGATGAGACTGTAGTCGAGAATGTAACCGAAATCAGTCTTACGGTCCTAGCAGTGCTGTTGGCTGGATTCGGATGCCTCTACGCTGGCTATATTCTTGGATACAAGGACAAGCAGCGTAAGGACGCGAAGTTTATGAGTGCATTACGAGACCAGTTGTTCGGCAAAAAAACAGAAAGGTAATATATGAAGTGGGCTTTCGTAGGAGACCTACAAATCCCGTATCATGACCGCCGCGCTGTAGAACTGTTTATGAAGGCGATGAAATGGTGGAAGCCAGAAGCAATCGACTTCGTTGGTGACATTGATGACCAACTAGAGTATAGTCAGTTCAGCACCGGCACAACCGACGAGTTCTTCAATCAAATTGCTAAGCAATACAAGGAAGATGAAAAGGTCGTCGCAGATTATGAAAAGGCGCTCGCCGCGCACCAGAAGCAGGTAGATGCTCTGGACCCTCGAATGAAGTTTTTGGCCCCTCCACCGCCAGCGGCCCCTTCATTGCCTAGAGAATACAATCCGCTGCCTTTCGTTAAGGCAAACGCCCAGGGCGCTAGCGAGTTCTATGGTGACGTTCGCAAGCAACACAAGAACGCGGACATGCATTCATCCTTAGGCAACCATGATATTCGTGTGTTTAAGTACATGAATAAGAAGGCTCCCGAGTACGTGGACCAGATTACCCCAAATATGCTATGGGGTCTAGACGACCTCGGTATTACATGGGAGTTGTACGAGGAACCGCCAAAGAAGCGATTCGCTGATATCTATGTACACCATGGGGCCACTGTAACGGACACCGGGCTGGCGGTACGAGGTGATATTGAAAAGTATAATATCAGCCTAGTACGCGGCCACGACCACCGGGGCGGGGTAGTGTATAAGTCCCACCCAATCTCCCGGTCGTCCTTGGTTGGCATGGGTACGGGTCATTTGTGCGACCCTAAGGGATACGGACTTAGATATACAATCAATCCGTCTTGGGAGCAGGGCTTTGGAATTGCCCATGTAGATAATGACAAGGCTCATTTGCAGTTTATTCCAATCAGGAATACTGACGAGGGATATGTGCTTTTCCTAGATGGAAAGAAGTTCACAAACTAATTGATTTCATGATATACTCCAATTGAAAGACTTATGATTGGAGGTTATTTAATGGACGCAATTAAGCCTTATTGGAAGTCTGTGGTAGCAGTTATCGTTGCCGTTGTTTCTGCGATGGTAGCAGCCCTAACCGGCGATAACACTATTAGTTCGTCAGAATGGGTTAACGTAGCGATTGCTGGTGTTACCGCAGCAGCAGTCTTTGCTGCCCCGAACGTTCCTGGCGCTC